GTCATCTTTGTTGATGTTGCGTTGATTGCTTCTGCAATTCTTGTCGCAAACAGGGTGGTAGTTCCAGCTCCATTTGCTCCGATAACTCCAGCGGAACTAACAGCATCAGAATTTTTGCACTGAATTTCTACTATATTGTCCTCTCCATCGGTTAGTCGAATGAACTCAAGATTATCCATGAAAGGAGCCGTGCCGGAGACTGTTATTGTTGCTGTTGCAGCAGTAGCACCAACTGGTGTTGTATTCGGTGCGACAAAGATACCAATTGCAGATTCAACCTCAGCAGGTGTAGCAGGTGGAGATGCGAAGGTTGTTTGTTCGACACTCCAACCAGCTTTCTCTGCTGCACTAGACGCACCGAGAGCTTCGAGTCCCCCCAAGCGGATAAACTTTACTGGTCCAACGCCAGAAGCCAAGTAGGCTTGCGCTGCATATCCAGCATATGAAGGAGCTCCGGTGTTTCCGTCACGCCAAGGATCTTGGCTTTTAACACCGTCCATTGGATTTCCGAATACATCAATAAAGTTTTCCAAGCTGTTAACCTTAATTGGTTTCATCGCAGGGCCTTTTCTTGATCTACCGATAAGAAGTAGTCCGTCTTCTTCTGACACCGTGGTCACTTGTGATTGGTCGATCTCTCTCAGTTGAATACCGGGAGACACAAAGTCAAACTTGGTAGGCATTAATTTTCTCCTATTAAAATTTTATTTTCCTAGTAAATAGTTAAATAAAAGCCCAAAGTCATAAATCTCGAAATTTCTCGCCTGACTTGTCCCAAGGTTTTGAGTCCCCAACAATCACACGTTCTCTCGAGATCTTAACTTCAACAACTGACTCGGTAGTTTGAATGAATGGTTCATTATCGCTTGAGTTATTTCCAGTAAGATATCCTAAGATTTTTATCGTTGCTTTTGAGGTAAACATTCTCTCTTCATCGCCAAGATTACCAGCACTTGTGATTGAGAAATCAGAGTCAATAAATGCCTCATACTTATAGCCATCATTCTGTACAATAAAGTTTCGTCTTCTCTCGGAGATGAATAGTGGCATAATGTGATTCATTTGTTGTTGGTATTCGGTGCGAATAAACACTTCAAACGTGCAAGACACATAAACAGGTCGTGGAATTGTAACTGTTTCGTAGACAATTTTTTTAGATGTTGTTGGTCCCGTGTTGTCGCCCTTTGTTCTTCTGCGACGTTCTGCATTTTGAAAGTTTTGAGTCTTATCTTGTTTGATTACTCTTTTAACTTGAATGCGATCATTCTCCAGTTCTTCTGATTGAACTGATCCTTTAAAGTTGTCTTCTTTGGACATGGAAGTCCTCGCTATGGTAATTAAGGGCAACCTTAGTTTTCCAACGCTGTCTCTCAAGTCTTTGTTGTTTTTAATCTGAAAGGCTCTTTCCGAACCAAACCACAACACCTTTACCTTCTCGATCCCATTGTTTGTCTTAACATGTGGATTAAGAGTTTCATCGACAAAGCGAAAAACTGCTGTATCGATATTCTCTAGGGTAGATGGGACTGATGGTATTAAATCTTCACTCGGCATTGAATAATCCGTCTCTTGCTCTTATACAGTCGGCTGAAACTTCAAATCGACTCTCTGGTTGCCCAAAGAGAAGTTTGGGTTCATTTAACTTTACTATCTCATAGTAGATAGGTCCAAATCTTACGAAGTCACCTTCTCGGACGAATAAGTTTTGGTCCTCGGTCAATCTTCTCTTATGGAAATTGACGGTAATTTTTGTTGACTTGTCGAGAGCAAGATTGTCCAAATCCGCAGTTTCAACGCCACCATATGTAACAAGGGCGTAAACTCTTATCGGGTGAAGAAAGTTTTTCTCTATTGCCTCACCATACAATGGGTGGAAATCTGTGTTCTCAACATCGATTGGAAAATATAGAATTTGCTGTCCGACAACTCTTTCAATTATTTCATCATTTACTTGCTTAACAAGGTTTTTTTCTTTTTCTCCAAGGAATAACGGTGGAGGAGCCTGTGTTGGTCTTTCCCATTTTGACATCTAACTTATCCTACGAAAATCTTAAGCGGAACCTTTTGAACGATTGCATCCATGTTTTCAACCATAGCCTTATCCGTCTCGGCAAGTTTGGCGTACAGCATCTCATCCAGTTGCTTGTTCAATTCTTCACGCAATGCTTGTTGCTCTGAAGAGGCTTGACCGAGAAGATCTGCAGCGTTCAGGGACACATTGTCTCCCGGAATTGGAATAGATCCTCCAAACTTCCCTCGGACTTGTCCAAGAGTCTCTTTCGAAAGAGCAAGGGAGAATCTGCGAATCCACTGTTGTCCAATTGAGTTGATCTTGTCAAATGGGATGTTCTCCATTGGCATTGTGTTCATGTTGTTTACGCCGTCTACACCAGAGTCGTAAGATCCTGTTGCGAATGCTTCGTTACCTGTCTCTACCGTGAACCTAAACCAGAATGTGGTTTCGCTAACTTCGTCAGGTGTAGGATATAGTCTAAGCTTGTTGTCATTTATCTCATATGAGTAGTGCGAGGTTCGCGTATAAAGATGGTCTTCGTATTGCATTGCTTGAATCTTATTTTGCCATACTGGTATGACGTTGAAAGAAGAGTCGTCTGCATACTGGCCATAGTTGTGCATGTCACCAACAACGTTGAGTCCACCGTAGTATCCATAGAATCTCCACATTTGTCGTGGTGTAACATAGTACACTTGTCTAATCTTAATTCGTTTATTACCCATACCAGCCCAGTCAGATCCAGATTGTGAAGACGAAACAATATGCTGAAGATCATAGTCTTGCACATCGTTTTCGATATCAAAAGAAGCTGAGTAGAGGGGTTGTGTTCCTCCAACCATTGCTTCTGTTGAAAACTTGTCTGCGTTTCTAAACGCATAATCAAATTGAAACTTTGGATATTTTAGGGAAACAGATTCTGTCGATCCAGATATCTCGCCCTTGTGGTCAAATGACCCTGTAGGGCCGCCTAGGGCGCTCCCTAAGGAGTTTCTAGCTTGATGGAGGTTCACGATATAGGAGTATTCCAAAACGGCCTCCTCGTAGTGATTATAGACGTTCTTGTTCGTTATCTCAATATCAAGAACATCGCCTCCGAGTCTCTTATATGTATATGCCACTTGAGCAGCGGCGCCGGATACGAATGCATCCGAAGTATAATATCCAATTGCTAATGAGCTAACAACTTCGCTTGTAGTACCTGTCTCGGATAATACGATAGCAGACAGTGTGGAAGTTGGTGTAAGATCAGGAAACGACATGAAAAACCCTCCGTCAATCTAAATAGTTTGCATTAAAGTAAACCTCCGAATGCTAAGGCATTCGAAGGAAAGGAGGTTAAAATGAAACTTAATTATTTTACTTTGTTGAAGATTTTCTAGAACGTCTGCGAGTTGTCTTTTTTTGCTTTACTTCCTCAACAGCTTCTTTTGTTTCTTCAACGATGTCTGCAGCAGTTTCAATTGCTTCTTCTACTGCTTCTTCAACAACCTTAGCTACTTTCTTAGCGGTCTTCTTAGTTTTCTTCGCAACTTCCTTGACCTCTTCGACGGCTTCTTCGATTGTCTCTTCAACTGCCTCTGCTACTTCTTCTATTGTCTCAACGACTTCTTTAAGAGCTTCTGCAGCTTCAGCTTTAATTCTTTCTTGTTCGTCAATTATATGACCAAGCCCTACACGGCGAGCCTCTTGGGGATCTAACTCAATCCCCAAAAGACGGCGTTTGCGTAATAAAAGCTTTTTTCTTTTTGATCTACGACCCATTAATCACCTCTTAGGATGCGTGGAACTTGCCAACAACGTTAGCATTATCAGTTCTCAATAGAGCAGAAACATACCAAGTTTCACCATCGCAATAAACTTCTACGTGTGAACCAGCAAACAACTTTTGTCCAGCTCCAGTTGCTTCGATAATAAATTGTGGGTGATTATCGGTCTTCTTTGCTGTCTGGTGAGTCCCGTGAGCAGGGTTGGCACCATCAAGCAATGTCATACTTGAGCCAACAAGTTCACCATTTGCAGTTCCAGAAGCTGCGGATTGAATTGTAATTTTCTTTGTATCCAAATTAGTCAATTCATCACCAATGATAAATTTAAAATAAGCACCATCTTGTCTCGCGGGCAATGTAATGACGATAGAGGCTGCGTTACTGTTAATTAAATATAACTCACCAGTTTCGGCAGAAGTAATATCTTTTGATTCAGTGATAGCCTCAACTCTTTGACGACTTGCGACTCTTGCCGCTCTTCCAACTTTAGCCATAATATAATCTCCTTAAATATAATAAAGTTCATGGGCTAGAGCCCGTTTTCATAGTAAATAGTATCTAAAAATAGAAAACCCCCGAACCGAAGCTCGAGGGTCTTTTTTTTGTTAGCATTCTAACTTTCAGAAGAAAGTTATGAATTAGGATCCAGATTCACCCAATAAACCACGGCAGATAACAAGACCGTACATATCAGGACGAACCATTTTCTTAGCGTAACGAGTCATCACACCTTTGCGAGGAACGAAGTCTTCTGGACCAAAGATGGTTGGTGTAGTTTGTAATGGCACATATGGTGCATATACATAACCAGACTCAAGGAAAGAAGCTCCTTTACGTCCAACCAAGATAGCGTTACGTGGGAAGTAAGGATCAACGATAACGTCAAACTTACGATTCAAAGCACCAACCTTAACAGCACCGATGTCACCTTTGTCAGCATCAGCAGTTACGTTTGCACGGAAACCAGCTGTGAATTCCAAGATGTTTGCAACTTCAGGAGAAGTAACGATGTAGTTAGCTCCACCACGCAAAGTCTTACGATGGATTTGTGCAGATACGTCATTGATAGTTTCGATCAAAGTTTCATACCATTCAGAAACTGTTCCAGTGAAGTCAGGAGCAGCAGAAGTTGCACCAAGCTCAGCACCAGTTTCACGGTTTACAAACAAACCAGGTGAACGAGACCAGTAGTAAGTAGCAGCTGTCGCGCCGTTTACAAGGTCAGCCAAGATTTCACGATCCAATTCAAGAGCGATTTGCTCAGAAAGGATAGAAGTCAATTCTACTTCAGCATCCAAGTTGTGGTAAGCGTTCAAGTCTTGACCCAATTCTGGAGTCCACTTTGCTTTCAACTTCTTGGTTTGAGCTGTAATAGCGATACTGTCTACCTTGATGTCGATCTCTGGGATATTTACATTATTCTCAAGCAACATCTCATATGCGTTGATAGCACCTGCAGCAGCATTTGCATCAGCACCAATAGAATCTGCAACAGCAATTTCAACTGCGATGTCTGCACCGAAAGAAAGAGAACCAGCTGTAGCGCTAGCTTCAACGATTACGAAGCGAACTGCTGGAACGTTTGATGTTAGTGAACTTTGACCATCAGGAACTACAGAGGTTAAACGACGTACGATTGTAGCGGCGGTAGTAAGACCAGTCAGTGCACCCAATGTAGTTGCTGTAATATTAAAAGCAGACAAGTTGTCAAAGTCAGCGTTTCCAGTATCAAAAAGGCTTTTAGCGATATCAACGACAAAAGCATCTGTAGCTGCAAGATCTAAAAGATCTGGATCGTATTCCAAACGTTTCTTTTGAGCTTCTGTAGCAGCTGAGATTGTGAACTGCTCAACAAGCGCACGATGCGCAGCACCTGAACTATTCGCAGCTGTAATAGAGCCGGTTGGTGAGGCATAAGCATAACCTACCATATTTCGAGGACCAGAAAGGTTTTCGCCTAAAGCACCAACCAAGTTAACACCACCAGTTACTTCAGAACCAACACGGTCAGTACCGTAGATTGAATCATTAGCAGCGTTGCCAAAACGACCAGTAGTAGTTGTTTCTCCAATTTGACCTGAGTAGGTGAAATCCATGAAGAAGATCAGACCAGATGGCAAAGACATCGGCTGAACGCTTACAAGATCGTTAGCAATAAGTCCAGCGAATACACGACGAACGATTGGGAATGCAACAGCAGCAAAACCTTCAACAGATCCACCTGTTCCCATTGAACTAGACTCACGAAGTAATTCTTTTGCTTGGTTTTCAAGCAAACGAGCCATTGAGGCTTTTTGATTGTCATCAGACAATCCTTCAAGTAAGCCAGTTTGGCTCCACTTGTTTAAAAGAGCAGCACCTTCTTCTTGCATATTGCGGTTGACGATGCCCTCTGTTAGAGTTTCGATAATAGACATTGTTAAAATCTCCTAAATTATTTTTTTATGCCTGCAAGCTTTTGCATCTTCTCCATAAAAGGATCAGCGCTTTGCTTGCTTTCGTTAATGTTTTGTCTCGAATTCAGCATTGAACTTAAGTTCGATCTTCGGTTGACTGACTCGCTCAGTGATTGTGGACCTTTTTTGCTATTAGGCGTCGATCCCACTGTAGCTCTGAGTGTCTCATGAAGTCTTTTTGCTTCTTTCGGTGACTCCGCATTTGCGATGGCTTCGACAATTTTAGATTTTTGTCGCTCATTCAGGGAGGCATCACCCAGAGTGCGGTTCTGGTATAGTAACTTTGCGTTAGACAATAAGGTTTCCTCAAGATATAATTCCATCTTGGATAGGACGCTTTCCATTTGATCGTTTTGTTGCGTCAGAAACTTTACTGTTTCGTGTAATTCATTTAATTGTCCTGTGGCGTCTTCACTTTCTTCCTCGGACTCTTCTTCATCTTCTTCGCCATAGACGACATCAGCCATGACTGCATTGGCCTCTTTACGAGATCTAGATCCGGCTCCACTTCCTGCCATGCCATTAAGACTATCTTGGATTGGATCGTAATCCACTTTCTCTTCAATAACTTCTTCTTCGAGCATGTCTAAAACTTCTTGTAGTTGAAGGTCAAGTTCGTCAGCTTCATTGTCATCTGTAGTGGCTGCTGTGACGTCTTTATCGTCTCCACCTACCAAGTCCCCTCCAAGGTCCCCTAGACCTCCTAGATCGACTCCTGGGTCGCCCTCTGAGGCTGCAATCTCGTCTTGCTCAGGTGAAAAATCCCCAAGGTCAAGATTGACCATTCCGTCTTCCACTTCTGGAAGATTATCGATCATCGCAGTAAGTCTTGTGTACAAGTCTTCAGCGCCTGGTCTAGTATCATATGCGGGCTGTGCATCAATTGTTGGTGGCGCAGTTTCGGTTGCTGCTTGAGCAGATTCTTCTTCTTGCATCAACTCTTCTTCAACTTCATTAATGATCTCATCTACTTTGTTGGGGGCTTCATCTACTTCAAGCATTTGATCAATAGCTTCTTTTACTTGCTTTGAATACTTGTCGAGAACGGATTGTTCCGCATTTTTGATTGCTTGCTCTCTTAGAGCTGCTGCATCGGCAATTGCTTGTTCTAACATGCTAGACATTAATTTATCTCCCGAATTTTGTTTTTCTCCAATAAATAGTGTAAATACAGTTTAAAGTCCAAAACAGAGCTTAAAAAGAAAAACCCCCACACCAAAGGCATGAGGGAATAAGTTTTTTAAATTAATTCTAACTTAAAAAATATTTTTAACGTCCAGTAGAGTGTATGTCATAAATTTCACTAGCCGTCAAGATAGACTTGTTGATAGAAACTTGATCAAGTTCACCAGGGAAGAATTTAACTAATGCACCCACACCTCTTGTTGCTCCAAAAATTAATTCAGTATCTGTTGAATCATTTTTATATGGAGGTAGCCAAGAACCAATGCTTTGTCCATTTAGATAGATTGTGTAATCTCCAGAAGCCGGCATTGTAAGTGCGACGTGATGCCATGTATTGGCGGCAACACCACCAGCAACTGTAGCCCTGAAGTTGTTTGGTTGAGCTGGAGCTCCACCAATTCCCTGACTAGATGCGAAAACACCAATTCCACCATCAACCATAAGCGGACCAGAATTTGCTTGATCTTGTCTTTGTGTTGAGTAAGCAATAACCCAACCATTCCAATTGTGTGCACCAGTTGGTTTAGACATTAGAATGTAGGTATTGTTTGCACTTGGTAAAGAATTAGCATTGAACCAAAAGTCAACAGTCAAATCCCCAGACTCCCTATCGTAATCGGTAGAGTGAGGCAATGAAGCATAGGTTCCGCTTGTTCCATCAAGAGTCAAGACTCCATCAATCAATTGAGCATTTCCATGAAGAGTTAGGCTTGAATCCTCTTCCAATCCTGAGTTGCTAGGCGCACTTTGACCAGCAGAAGGAATCACAACTTCTCTATCAGATCCATCATTATAGATAGTGGCAATTTCAGAGTCAGACAACACATATCCTTCAACCATCTGGAATGAATCGAATTCAAATGCCTCACCAGTAGCAGCATTAGCGTTAGCATTACCGGTTGAACCTAGACCAAATTTTCCAGTAGGACCTCCAGCAATCCAGTTTGCAGTAGCAGTGATTCCTGTTTTTTCAGAAACTACAGCTCCATTCAAGTAAGTTTTAGCAACTCCAGCAACCTTATCTAAAGTCATCACAACATTGTACCAAACATTACTTTGAAGATTGATGTTATAATTCAAAGATGGTGGTGGATTAACATTGCTTGCCGAAGAGTAAGTTGATTTAAGATTAATGCTACTTCCATTTCCAACAAGTTTAGCCATAACTCCTTGATAACCACTTCTAGCACCAAACAAATCTCTTCGAATGTTGTTGCTAGGCACATCTAGACATTTAAACCAGAAAGATGCAATCATCTGATCTGGATTTGTGTCGGTTAAGTGCTGCCCCCAAGTGCTGTTAGCGTAACCTGTGGTGTTGGTTTTCATAAGATTACCGCCTGCCCCGTCATCGTGCAAAGAAGCGTCTCCGTGAAGATTGAAGTTACCTTCCCAAACAATACTGTTGTTTTTACCATCATCTTCTGCAGGAATGGTGAAAGATTCATTTTCCGATAACCACTGCAAGGTACCATCCGACATAACAGTCAGAAATTTGCCTTGCTCAGAACCTCTATATACAGGGACATCATCAAAGTGATGTAATTTCCTAGTAGCGCTTGTGGATCCAAAGTCAAAAGCGTGAGCGTCTTCGACCTCTTCAGAAGACAGAAATGAAACACGAACAGTTTGTTGAGCAACTGTTTTAGATTCAAAGTAGTATTTTTGATAACTTACGTCTGCGATGAAGTCTTCAATAACTCCATCAGTATCGTGCAACATTGTCCAACTTGTTCCATCGAAGCCATACACTTTGATGCTGATGTTTCGAAGACTAACGGACATTTTATGACCATACCCAGCTGGTGGAGCGAAACCATCAGCATACTGTGGGCTTGCTGGATATGCCGTCTTTCTTAGTAATGTAGATTTTTTCATTTTACCACCCTCCTTATCTGGCGATCCAAGCTAAATTTCCTTGAGCATCGACAGAAAGAATTTTTCCTGCATCTGCTTGGGTAAACGCCGGGACATCAGATACATCTTCAAGCTTTAGAGGATCCGGTGAATTCTCGAGCGACAAGTGTGGTGCTACAACAGCATCTTCAACAAAGAAGTATCTAACAGTTTCTTCATATCCAGATTTTGATACAAAAAATACATCTTCGTAATCAGCTAAGTTTACAGTGGTGTGGTCTGGACTCACACTGTGAGCAGTGTTGTCGAAAAAGTTTTCAATAGTATCGATCAAAGACCATGTTCCGCCATTTAAACCGTAAACTTCAATTTCAGCAAATCCAACAACGATAACAGCATTTGCGGAAGCAGCTTCGCCCCCGTTTCCAAAACCAGTACTGCCTGCGTCAGGTATAGTTAAGCCAGCAGTAGATTTATTTAATTTCATAGACATTTTATTTCCTCCATTATTAATAAGTGTCTTAAAAAAAGCCCCGAAGATTTCTCCTCGGGGCCAAGTGAGCAATGCTCAATAGCATTGAGGACTACTCTAAGATGTTATTACATCATGTAGTATACGCCACCGTGCTCAACGAAAGTAACAGAAGAGCCTGGGAACAACTTAACCATTCCATCAGCTTCACCATCAATAGACATTCCAGCAGGAGCTGAGAATTTCACTGGCTCAGCAGATGCTGCAGCCAAAGAAACTGTCACTTTGTAGTTTGCTTGAAGAACAGGAAGTGTCGCACCAGCATCTGCACCAGAATTCTGAACGATTTGGAATTCAAATCCAGCAGGCATCATGATAGCAGCAGAAGCAACAGTGTTACCGATAAAGTTAACTTTAACTTGACCGTCAACCATTTGATCTTGCTTGGCTTCGATATCGTTCTCTTTTGCAGTTGCACGAGCGATTTCGTTAGTCAAGTCAGTTGACAATTGAAGATCAGCAGCTTCACGAGCGTTCTTTTCAGCTAAGTCTGCAGCTTCGAAAGCAGCAGTTACAGATAAGTCACCAGCAACACGAGCAGCGATTTCGTCAGACAAGTCAGATGCCAATTGTGCATCTTCAGCTTCAAGATCAGTCTTCATAGCCAAATCAGCAGCTTCGAATGCAGCAGTTACAACAGCGTCAGCAGCAGCCATTTCACCTTGAAGAGTTGCTTTTTCAGCAGCCAATTCAGAGCGGATAGCAGCGCGATCAGTAGATGCAGCAGCAAAAGAATTTACATTAGATGCTTCGTGCGCAGCCAATGCAGCTTCAACAGCATCGACCTCTGCTTCAAGAGCAGCTTTAGCAGTAGCGATATCACCAGCAACAGTAGCAGCAAAGTTCTGATCGTCACCGATAGCAGCAGCCAATTCGTTCAAAGTATCCAACATTGCAGGTGCAGAATCTACAAGACCAGCAACAGCAGCGTCAGTGTGAGCGATAGCTTCAGACTTAGCAGTAGCGATATCAGCAGTTAACTGAGTGTTCATGCCAATACGTGCTTGTTCAGCAGCCAAGATGTCAGCGTTGGTAGCAGCGATCTCTGCGTCAAGAGCAGCAGTGAAAGCAGTTTCCATTGAAATGATCTCAGCATCAGTGTAAGCTTTAGCGTCAGCCAAACCTTGAACATCACCAGCAGCACGGTCAAGAAGTTCTTGAGCCAAACCAGCAGCAATTACACCACGAGCAGAAGAAGCAGCAGCGAAAGCAGCGTCAGCGTCAGCTTCGTTACCATCTACATCAGCCTGAAGAGCAGCGATAGCAACTCCACGAGCAGAAGCTTCAGCAGTTACAGCAGCAGCACGATCAGCGATTTCTTGATCAATCTTACCATCCAATACACCTTCAGCAGCAGTCGCACGTTGATTCTCAGCAGAGATAGCGTTAGCATTTACAAGTTCAGCAGCGCGAGCTGTAGAGGCTTCAGCTGCCAATGCAGCGTTGTTAGAAGCTTCATAGTCAGCAAGATCTTGAGCATTTGCAGCATCACCAGCGATACGTGCAGCTTCTTCAGAATTCATCTCACCTTCAACAAAAGTAGAAAGAGTAGAGATTTCACCATCAGTGTAAGATTCCATTTGACCCTTAAGAACTACGTCAGCAGCAGCAAATTCAGAGCGAATTGCAGCTTCTACGCCTTCAGCACGAGTTTGTTCGGCCAAGATGTCTGCAGCCAAACCAGCGTCTGCGTTAGAGCGAGCAGTTGCTCCAGCAGAAACAGCAGCAATGCGTGCAGCTTCTTCAGCATCGATTGCGTTAGACAATGCAAGTTCAGCAGCTTC